GCTTGTTATGATTCCATGGTTCCGAATAGTATTCCTGCTGCTGTGCTTACTCTTGCTAAGTATCAGTATCAAATGGCATTTGTCGCGGATCAGGAGATAAATATGCTTGCTTGTTTAACCGAAATTATGGTGGAGTGTGAATTCAAATGAAAACCCCTAGACAAAAAAAATCCAGAACGTATTATTACTTCTGGTCATTCATGGCACTTACAGTATTCTTTGGACAAATTTATGTCGGATATGGATACCGTCTGATGCATGGAAGTTTGCTTGACCTAATGGATAAGGTTGATGGAGTTCTTCTCCGTGCAGAACCTTATGATGGACCTGATTATCTCTGATGAAAGCACTGAAAACCCCTCTTCGTTATCCTGGTGGCAAATCCAAAGCCATCAAAACTCTGTCTGCTTGGTATCCCAAAGTTATTGCAGAGTATCGTGAACCCTTTATTGGTGGGGGTTCCATTGCTATTGATGTGACCAAATCTAATCCAGACATTCCAGTGTGGATTAATGACCTGTATGTGCCTCTCTACAACTTCTGGGTACAACTGCGTGATCGTGGTCAAGACCTCTCTGAGAGTGTCAGAGAGCAGAAAGAGAAGATGCTTGAGAGTGGCACCCAAGAGGAGAAGGACAAGTTTGCCAAAGAACTGTTTAATCGGTATGCTGCTGAGATTGATACCTATGACAACTTCCAGAAAGCAGTTGCTTTCTTCATCATGAATAAGTGCAGTTTCTCTGGATTGACCGAGAACAGTTCTTTCTCTCGCACTGCTGCTAATTCTAACTTCTCTCTGGTTGGTGCTGATAAACTTGCTCAGTTCTCACAACTGATTAAGAACTGGAAGATCACTAATATTGATTACTCTGAAGTAATGAATGCTGATGGTCCTGAAAATACTTTTGTATTTCTTGATCCTCCTTATGACATCAAAGACTTTCTATATGGAAAGAATCGTGAGATGCACAAGTCATTTGACCATGATGACTTTGCTCAAAACGTTTATAAGTGTCCTCACAAGTTCATGATTACATACAATGTTAATGAACGACTTGAGGAACTGTATAAGGATTATGAACTTAAATATTGGAAGTTGCGTTACTCCATGGCTCACCGTGGTGATAAAGGCACTGATGATAATGTTAAGACTGAACTTCTTGTCACTAACTATTCCCTTACTCCTAAGACACCCCTGGAGGAGCAATGGAACTGAAAGATTGGTTGAACTCTATCAACTTCACTAAAGAGGACCTAAGTGAAGACACTAGTTCTTACCCTCCATATATTGTTAATCGTTGTTTGTCTGGGCACCTTGATTGCATCATGTTTGCCAATGAAATGAATTTGCATAATCATCTTGATAAAGATATGCAATATTCTTTTTATCTAAATAGTCTGAGGAAAAGAAAGAGATTCTCTCCCTGGCTCCGCAAGGAAAAAGTCACGGACTTAGAATGTATCAAAAAATATTATGGATACAGTAATGAAAAAGCATCTCAAGCTCTGAAAATCCTGACACAAGAACAGATCAATTTTATTAAACAACGACTTGACATTGGAGGCGCTAAATGACTAATACTGTAGAACCTACGGTAGAGTGGTCTCAGGACCAAATGGTAGAGGTACTTCTTAACGAACCCGATGACTTCTTGAAGGTGAGAGAGACACTGACAAGAATTGGTGTTGCATCACGGAAGGAAAAGAAACTTTATCAATCTTGCCATATTCTGCATAAGCAGGGAAGATATTTCATTGTTCACTTTAAGGAACTGTTTGCCTTGGATGGCAAACATGCTAATCTGACTATTAATGATGTTCAGAGACGTAATCGAATTGCAAGACTTCTTGCTGATTGGGGTTTAATTTCTGTTGTTAAGGAAGATGCTGTCCTTGATATTGCCCCTTTAAATCAGATTAAGGTTCTTGCATATAAGGATAAGTCGGACTGGATCCTAGAACAGAAATATAATATCGGTAAGAAAGGAAAGACTCAGGAAACCGAATAAATAAATCTGCGATCTTTCGTGCGGTCGCTTCAAAAGTCGGAACCCGTAATCTCTTTGTCAGCATTTGACAAAGAGATTTTTTTCTGTTATAAATAGGAGTGCAAGGGACTTCTAATGAGGTCTCATAACTTTGGAGAATCCAAAATGGCAAAGAAATTGCCGTGGGGTACTTTTACCCACGAAGATCTTCGTGTAGATAACGAGGATGATATTTATGCATCATTTCCATTTCTCACGTTTGTAGGAATGATGATGATGGCTATCAAAAGTCTTGTAATTCCAGACGAGAATCAGGTTAGAGGAATTAAACATCTGATATCTCAGAAACTTGTTGGATTATCTGGGTCCTTAGTTTTTGGTTGGGACAGAACCTCTTGGCCAATTCCCTTTGTTGAGGTTGAAGGGAAAAATCAAATCTTTGATAGACGACACACTTTAAGTGTCATACGACAACTTGCCAGTAAATCTAGCAACGTATACGCAGCACCAACTGCAAAGTATCAAAGATCATACCCAAAAGATGGCGGTATCTTTAATGATTTTCTTACATCTACCATCTTAAAAATCGCATCTATGTGGGGAAATGTCTTCGGTCCTATACCAGAAGATACAAAAGATCACAACTTTGAATCAACCCTTGTCTCTATCCTTAGAGATGAAAAAGATAGATTTGATCACAACATTGTGACAAGAGACATGTGTAGGCAAATTCTCAGGCATATGGGTTGCTACACCAGATATAATAATAATGAGATTGTTGTAGAAAGAATCATAACTAAGGCGATTGATTCTGTTAAGGATGAGAATACCGTTGCTGGTCAAATGACCATTAACAGTAATAAATCCGATTTGGATAACTTTATCAATTCTTCTGACGATTGGCAGATTAGTGATTTTGAAGACGATACTACTTTGTATATCGTTATTACTATTCAAGACAACGTTAGTTTTTGTAGAACTTATGCTATGAAACTTATTGATCGAGTTTGTGCTCTTGAAAACAAAGCCAATGAAGAAGGAAAGACACCTAAGAGAGTAAAAGTCCTTCTTTACAATGATAATAATTCAAATAACGCAAAGAAAATTGTTGCATCTCGCACAAAATTCAAGAAAGAACTTAATAAAACTTGGGTTATTAGACGAGATAATGTTCTCAAACCAATTGAGGAAGTTTTGAATCCAAAAATGATTCAACGTAAAACCTTGAGTGATTTAAATCTTGAAATCTGGTCTATGCATCAAATTGAAGATGAAGATACACCAATTGAAATGTCATTTGATGATGAAGAGTAAAACCGAATAAAAAATTACGGGGTTCACCACCCCGTTTTTTATGTTCTATGCTATAAATATACATGGATGCCTTCGGGGTCCACACAATCAAATCTCGCTTTTAAAGGAGTAGTACAATGACTAACCTCGCACGATATACTGCGTCTGATCTTCCAGAGCTATTGGATAAGATCTCCAAAAACAGTATTGGTATGAATGAGTACCTAAATAGAGTGTTCGATCTACACGAAACAACATCGAACTATCCACCCTATAATCTAGTTCAAGTCAGTAACGTAGAATCAAGACTTGAAATAGCATTAGCAGGTTTCAGAAAAGCAGAAGTAAATGTCTACACTCAAGACGGAAAACTCTTCATTGAAGGACAAAAAGAAGATAAAGAAACAGGAACAAACTACATCCATCGAGGAATGGCTCAAAGATCTTTCACTAGATCATGGACCCTCAGTGACGAGACGGAAGTTAGATCAGTTAGCTTTGAGGATGGGTTGCTGAGTGTTGTACTTGGCAGAATTGTGCCTGATCATCATAAGAGAAAAGACTGGTTCTAAATATAATTGAATATCGTCGTCGCAAGGGGAGTCCTGGCAAAATCCAGGTTGACTCCCCTCTTTTTTATTGCTAAAATGACTGGAGGTAAAACTGTATTATGGCAATCAAACTACTGCTATTGAAATCTGGTGAAGACATGATCGCTGATGTCAAAGAGATGGCATTTGGTGAGGAGGAGGAACGTCGTGTGGTAGGATATTACCTGAATAAACCATGTGTCATTAAGATGCGTGATCCTAACGTGCTTGATGATGAAAGTGAGGGACGTGGACGCAAAGCAGGATATGAAGTATCACTGTTTCCTTGGATGCCATTGTCTGCAGAAGAAACAATTCCAGTCCCCTCAGATTGGGTTGTAACGATGGTTGAACCAACTGTTAAACTTAAAGAAATGTATGTAGAGGACATTGTAAATTATGGACAAAGTAATCAAAGTAATTCTGCTGACGAACAGCGAGAGACTGATCAGTGAGATTGAAGAAGTTGGTGCTGATATTGGTCAACCTGACTGTAAACTGATTAATCCTATGGAAATCTGGGAGCACAAGAACCTTGCTCCATGGATGATGGACCATACTCAGCAAGACATTTTTATGATTAGTTCAGACAAGATTATCACTCTTGCTGATCCTATGCCAACCCTACTTGAAAAATACATCGAACTGACTAAGTAATGCGTTTCTACACTAATGTTCAATTGATTGGTAATCAATTCCTCGTTCGGGGAGTTGAGAATGGTAGGAGGTATGAACATAGAGATGAATTCTTTCCTACACTGTTTGTTAAATCTAAGAGAGATTCTAAGTTCAGAACATTAAGTGGAGAACCTGTAGAAGAAGTGCATCCAGGCACTGTTCGGGATTGTCGTGAGTTCTACAAGAAATATGATGAGGTTGATGGATTTCCAATCTATGGAAATGACAGATATATCTATCAATATATTTCTGAAAAATATCCTGAAGATGAAATCAAATTTGATATTAGTAAAATCAAACTGGTAACTCTTGATATTGAAACGACTGCAGAAAAAGGATTTCCTGATGTAGAGTCTGCATCAGAAGAGATTCTTGCGATTACAATTCAGGACTACACTACTAAAGAAATTATTACTTGGGGTGTCAAACCTTTCCTGAATAAGCAGAAGAATGTTACCTATTATCACTGTCCTACAGAGCATGAACTGCTGAGTCACTTTATTAACTATTGGATGCAGGATGTTCCTGATGTCATCACTGGTTGGAACATTCAGTTGTTTGATATTCCGTACATCTGTAAACGACTCAATCGTGTATTGGGTGAGAAGTTGATGAAGAGATTCTCTCCATGGGGTCTTGTATCTCAGGGTGAGGCATTCATTATGGGACGTAAGCACACCACGTTTGACGTGGGTGGTGTGACTCAACTTGATTATCTTGACCTGTATAAGAAGTTCACATACAAAGCACAAGAATCATATCGTCTGGACTACATAGCTAGTGTGGAGTTGGGGCAAAAGAAACTAGATCACTCTGAGTATGAAACTTTCAAGGACTTTTATACTCACGGATGGCAGAAGTTTATTGAGTACAACATCGTTGACGTAGAACTTGTTGACCGTTTGGAAGACAAGATGAAACTGATTGAACTTGCATTGACTATGGCATACGATGCTAAAGTCAACTATGCAGATGTGTTCTACCAGGTTCGTATGTGGGACAATATCATCTATAACTATCTGAAGAAACGTGACATTGTTATTCCCCCGAAGATTCGTTCTGACAAAAACGAAAAGTACGCAGGTGCCTATGTCAAGGAACCGATTCCGGGAAAGTATGATTGGGTTGTCAGCTTTGACCTTAATAGTCTGTACCCTCATCTTATTATGCAATATAATATTTCCCCAGAGACACTCTTGGATGAGAGACATCCCACAGCTTCGGTTGATAGAATCCTTGCGGAAGAAATAAACTTTGAGTTGTATAAGGACAACGCAGTATGTCCAAATGGTGCAATGTTTCGGAAGGATGTTCGTGGATTCCTTCCTGAGTTGATGGAGAAAATGTATGGTGACCGTGTTATCTTCAAAAAGAAAATGCTTGCCGCAAAACAGGAGTATGAGAAGACTCCTACTGTCGCACTTGAAAAGGAGATCGCCAGATGTAACAACATTCAAATGGCGAAGAAGATTTCTCTTAACTCTGCTTATGGTGCTATTGGTAATCAATACTTCCGGTATTACAAACTAGAGAATGCAGAAGCAATTACTCTGTCTGGTCAGGTTTCAATTCGTTGGATTGAAGGCAAGATGAACGGGTATCTAAATAAACTTTTGCAAACAGAGGACGTTGATTATGTTGTCGCATCTGACACAGACTCAATCTATCTTAATATGGGACCTCTTGTTGATAAATTTTTTAGTGGTAAGTCTGACGATAAAGCAGCAATTGTTTCCATACTTGATAAGATCTGTCAAGAAAAGTTGGAACCATTCATCGAGTCCAGTTATCAGAAACTTGCGGATTACGTTTCGGCATATGAACAAAAAATGCAAATGAAACGTGAGAATATCGCTGATCGTGGTATCTGGACTGCGAAGAAACGATATATTCTTAACGTATGGAATAGTGAAGGTGTTCAATACACTGAACCTAAACTTAAGGTGATGGGTATTGAGTCTGTTAAATCATCGACTCCGGCACCTTGTAGAAAGATGCTGAAGGATGCGTTTCAAATTCTTATGACTGGCACTGAAGATGAGATGATTAAGTTCATTGATACCAAACGTGAAGAGTTTAAAAAACTGCCACCAGAAGAAATTTCATTTCCACGGTCAGTTTCTGATGTGATTAAGTATAAAGCACATTCTGAAATTTATATCAAGGGAACTCCTATTCATGTTCGTGGTGCTTTGCTCTTCAATCATTATATTTTGAAGAATAAATTGGACAATAAATATTCACTCATCAGAAATGGTGAGAAAATTAAGTTCTGCTATTTGAAGAAACCAAACAGCATTCATGAGAATGTTATCTCTTTTATTCAGGACTTTCCTAAGGAACTTGGCATTGACAAGTATGTTGACTATGACCTACAATTTGAAAAGTCATTCCTTGAACCACTCAAAGCAATCCTTGATTCGATTGGTTGGAGTGTAGAAAAAACTGTAAATCTGGAACTATTTTTTTCCTAATGGACTTGCCTATTAACGATAAAGAACTTGCAACTATTGTGAGTGCATTGCGGCTTGGTGGTGATGCTGCCCTTTATCAAAAATTGAATACAATTAAAGAGATCCGTGAGGAAAACCCTGGTGGATCTTACAAAAAAATTGCTCGTGAACAATTCGGATTTGTACTGTAATGGATTTTCTTAAAGAGATTGTAAAAGAAATCGGAGATGACTACACAAAACTCGCATCCGATATTGATGAAACTGAACAATATGTTGACACAGGTTCGTACATTTTTAACGGACTTGTTTCAGGGTCTATATTTGGTGGTGTATCTGGGAATAAGATTACTGCCATTGCTGGCGAGTCTAGTACTGGAAAAACTTTCTTCAGTCTTGCTGTCGTCAAGAACTTCCTTGATGCTAACCCTGATGGTTATTGTTTATATTTTGACACTGAAGCCGCTGTTAACAAATCTCTTATCGCAAGTCGTGGGATTGACCTAGATCGTCTTGTTGTTGTCAATGTTGTTACAATTGAAGAATTTAGGACAAAAGCACTGAAAGCAGTTGATATATACCTTAAGAAACCTGAAGATGAACGCAAACCCTGTATGTTTGTCCTAGACTCTTTGGGTATGCTGTCTACGGAAAAAGAGATCACTGACGCACTGAACGATAAGCAAGTTCGTGACATGACCAAATCTCAACTGGTCAAAGGTGCATTTAGAATGTTGACTCTGAAACTAGGACAAGCAAACATTCCCATGATCGTTACGAATCACACCTACGATGTCATTGGTGCTTATGTCCCTACAAAAGAAATGGGAGGAGGTAGTGGACTCAAGTATGCTGCTTCTACAATCATCTATCTCAGCAAAAAGAAAGAAAAGGATGGAACGACTATCGTCGGAAACCTTATCAAGGCAAAGACTGCTAAGTCGCGTCTAAGTAAGGAGAACAAAGATGTTACGGTGCGTCTTTATTACGACGAGCGTGGTCTTGATCGATATTATGGTCTTCTTGAGTTGGGAGAGATTGGTGGTCTCTGGAAAAATGTGGCAGGTCGTTATGAAATGACTGTTGATGGTGAGACTAAGAAAGTCTATGCCAAAGCAATCCTTAAAGATCCTGAAACTTACTTCACTCCCGAAGTGATGGAGAAACTGGATGAGATTGCTAAGGAGGAATTTAGTTACGGTTCATGAAAAATATTTTTGATGAAGAAGAATTTAAACCTTTAATGAGGTTTCAAAAAGTAGTTCCTGGATATTTTGTTACTAAAGACGGAAGAGTTTTTAGTTCAAAAAGTAATAAGTTTTTACGTCCAAGGAAGAAATATACTGCTAATCATCATTCTGAAAAAAGATTGAAAGAACTCGCATTCAATGTCAGCGCACCAAAAGAACTAATAACAGAATATAATTTTTCAGATAAGTCTGGTAGACTTAACAACTCTATTGAACTTTATATTTCAAATCATAGAGCAACTGCAGAAGCATGGATGTCAATTGATGATTTTCCGCCACCACAGTTGAAAGAATGTTGGGATGTTCTTCCCGAAGAGGCAAAGCAATGGGTAAGAGATACCGCGATTGTTGATCATAAAGATGACGATCCTTCTAATAATCACGTAGACAATCTTCAATGGGTTATTCCAAAAGATAATAATCCATATCGTAAAGCAAGTAAAAATGATTAAGATTCTAAAAACCGGAATCAATGTATCTAAAGTAATTCAACAACTAAAGAAATATCCTCAGGACTGGGACCATCAAAAGAATTTGAAGGACTCTCAGTCCTTAGTTGATAGGGGATTTTCGGACTTGCCAGTCAGCGCACTTCAACTTATAATAGGTGGGGTCAAACACAAGGATGACTTTGTGGGAGACTCTGAAATTAACGTAAAGACTCCTGCTTATTCGCATCACAGTGAGATTAGAAAGATCATACGCAAGCAATTCAAGAATGCAGACATTCATAGATGCGGTTTTCTTTCACTTCCTGTAGATGAAATTGTAGGAGCACATATTGATGAAGGCACTTACTATCTTTCTAGAAACAGATATCACCTTTCTATTCTTGGTAGGTATCAGTATTTCTGTGGTAAAGAAAGTGTCATCGTAGAACCAGGAACTCTTCTTTGGTTTAATAATAAATTGCCTCATGGCACCGTGAATATCGGTGATGAGACAAGGATCACATTCGTATTTGATATTCCTCATGGACAAAGTTGAAATTCTTATTCTTCGTAATCTGCTGTTTAATGAAGAATATCTCCGTAAAGTGATCCCTTTTATCAAAGCAGATTACTTTGAAGATGTTAATCAGAAGATTGTATTTGAGGAAGTTCTTAAGTTCGTTACTGAATATAATCAACCTGCTACGAAAGAAGTTCTTTGTATTGAGGTAGAGAAAAGGTCTGACATCAATGACACTTCCTTTACTGAGATTACAAAACTGATTAGTTATTTGGAGGAAGTTCCAACTGACTTTGAGTGGCTAGTAGATACTACTGAGAAGTGGTGTAGAGACCGTGCTATCTATCTGGCACTGATGGAGTCCATCGCACTTGCTGATGGTAAGGATCAAGAAAAAGATAGGGATGCTATTCCTAGTATTCTGTCAGATGCTCTGGCAGTATCATTTGATGCACACGTAGGACACGATTACCTTCTTGATTATGAGGCAAGATATGAAACGTACCACCGCAAAGAAGACAAGATCGAATTCGACCTTGAGTTTTTCAACAAGATTACGAAAGGTGGTCTACCGAACAAAACTCTTAATATTGCTCTCGCTGGCACTGGGGTCGGTAAAAGTTTGTTTATGTGTCATGTCGCAGCTTCCGCCCTCCTCAATGGAAAAAACGTATTATACATCACGCTTGAAATGGCTGAAGAAAAGATTGCAGAGCGAATTGATGCTAATCTCCTCAATGTCCCTATTCAGGAAATAACCGAACTTCCCAAGTTGATGTTTGAGAATAAGGTGACAAACCTTGCAGAAAAAACTCAAGGCACCCTAATTATTAAAGAGTACCCTACTGCATCTGCACACAGTGGACACTTTAAGGCACTTCTTAATGAACTTGCACTTAAGAAGTCATTTAGACCTGATATTATTTTCATTGATTACCTTAATATATGTGCTTCCTCACGGTATCGCGGAAA